GTCTAACGTCTCGCCCGGTTAACAACGCCAAGCCTGTTCCTACTCAAGTTACGCTAATCACAAGCGAATCAAACTTTGCACAATCACTTCCATACTCTACGCCACGAGCAATGACGGCGGCTGCCGCTCGCATTCCTCTTAACGACAAGGGTGAGGTTGAACACTTTAAGCAACGCCGTGCCGGAGCATCAAGCGACTGGCAGGGTGAAGCTTGGGAGTACTACGACGCGATCGGCGAGGTTAAGTATGCGTTTAACTTAGTTGCGTCCGTCGTCTCAAGAGTTCGTCTCTACGCCGCGGCAGTTGATAACCCAGCGGAGACTCCAGTTTCAGTTCGCTCAAGTAACTTTATTGATCCTCGTCTTGCCGCCGCAGCTGAGCGTGCACTTGCAAGACTTGACTCCGCATACGGAGGACAGGCTGGTTTATTACGCGATGCAGCGTTAAATCTCTCAGTTTCAGGAGAGTGCTACCTAGTTCAGTTCCCTGCAAAGGCAGGAACAGGAACTCCAGAGTCATGGGACATTCGCTCAACAGACGAGCTACAGGTTGACTCAAAGAACGCATACATGATCATTCCACGTCGCGACGTAACGTCCGCAAGTCGTGGTGGAAGTACCAACGCGATTAAACTTCCAAACCAGGCGTTCGTTGGACGTATCTGGAGAGCGCACCCACGCTACTCTGAGGAGGCTGACTCAAGCCTAAGAGGTTTGCTTGATCTCTGCGCCGAGCTTTTACTTCTAAACAGAACGTTTCGTGCGACCGCACGCTCACGGTTAAACGCAGGAGCACTTTACCTGCCTGACGGACTTTCAGTTGCCGCACAGGGAGATCCTGATTACCCTTACGACGACGAGAATGAGATAAATCCGGGCGTTACTGTTGAGGAGGCTGAGGACGAGTTTGAGGATCAGCTCATCGACGCGATGACAACTCCAATTCGTGATGAGGACTCCGCATCCGCGGTTGTACCTTTAATTATTCGTGGACCTGCCGAGCTTGGCGACAAGATTAAGCAGTTTAAGTTTGAGCGCTCATTTGACCCAGCACTCGCAGAGCGCTCTGATAAGGTTCTAGATCGCATCCTACAAGGACTTGACGTTCCAAAGGACATCATTACAGGTCTTGCAAACGTTAAATATACTAACGCTCAACAAATTGACGATAGTCTTTACAGAGCTCACATTGAGCCGTTGATGCTTTTAATCTCTGACGCACTAACTGTTGTATACCTACGACCAGCGCTTATCGCATCAGGCTTCACCGAGGACGACGTAAAGCGCATCTGTGTTTGGTACGATCCTTCAGCGGTTGCGACAAGAAACGACCGTGCGGCCGACGCTGACGCCGGATATGACCGGATGGCAGTTTCCATGGAAACATGGAGAAGAGCTCACGGGTTCTCATCAGTAGATGCTCCTGACGCAAAGGAGGTTGCAATTCGTCTTCTTATCGAGAAGGGATCTCTGTCTCCAGAGCTCACCGAGGCGATGATAAACGCGATATCTCCAGAGTTCATGAACAAGATCCGCGAGGTTCAAAACGCAGGATCACCTGCGCCGATACCACCGGAGATTCAAAAGGCACTTGATGAGGCAGCGGGAGTAGCTCCTGCCGAGCCAACACCAACAGAACAACAACCACAGGAAGGAGCACCACAATAAAATGTTAGAAAATTCTAACCCGAACATGATCGTTCAAAAGCCAGAGTTAGTTGAGGCATTAGCCGAGCTTCTAGGCAATGACGTAGTCATGTACTTTAAGGCGCACGGACATCACTGGAACGTGATGGGTCGTGACTTTGCACAGTTCCACGAGTTCTTTGAGGAGATCTACGAGGACATTCTTGCTCAGTTTGATCCGATCGCCGAGGACATGCGTAAGCTTGGTGCACTTGCACCTTACACTCTTGCCGAGCTTTCAAACCTATCCTCAATGCAGGATATGGACTGCGGATCAGACGCAATGTTGATGGTTCAGGACCTCTACGAGGCAAACAACATCATGCTTAAGTGTATTGACGACGCGTTTCAAATCGCGTCCGATCTTGACGAACAGGGAATAGCAAACTACCTAGCCGAGCGAGATGATATGCACAAGAAGTGGCGCTGGCAGTTAACCGCGTACCTAAGCCCAACCCAGGCGGACAGCTTGGGAAAATCTGAGGCTGTTCAACCTGTAGTAGTAGGAGACACCGAGAAGGTTACTCCTATGGTTGAGCAGCTTATGAACGACGCTGATGGTTGTCCACTTTGCGGTTACGGAGAGTGCGTGTGCCCAGGATGCGACGGAGGAATCTGTCTTTGCTCCGAGGCGTGCGCTTGTCCTCACTGCCACGTAGTTATGGCGGCGGGTTCTAAGCCTGCACCAAAGAAGGACCGGATTCATGGCTCAAAGAAAAACGCGCCTGGCTCCGCTGAGGGTGGAAAGAAGATAGAGTTTAGCGCAAAGGTTGAGCAGTCACTTCGCAACAAGGTTGAGGAACATAACAAGAACGCCTCGGCTGGACGCAAGGCAACTCTTCCAATGCTTAAGGCAGTATACCGCCGCGGATCAGGAGCTTTCTCATCTAGTCATCGGCCAGGTAAGACTCGTGACCAGTGGGCAATGGCTCGCGTTAACGCGTTCCTTAAGCTTTTAAGATCAGGACGTCCTTCTAATCCAAACTACAAGCAGGACAATGATCTACTCCCTAAGGCACATCCTAGGTCAAGTCGCGGTGAGGCCTCACTAATTCAACACGAGCTTCTTGAGGTTGCACTTAAGAGTGCTGATCAATACGGATCTCCAGAGCACGCAATTTTTTCAATGGCAGAATACACAGGACTTGGTTACGAGGTGATCCCAGCCCTACGAGGCGCGTGGTTACGTGGCGTGCGTGACGGTGACGTACCGTTCCAACGTGCATACGAGCTAGCAACTAATCTTTACAACTCTAAGGACTCAGACCTTCTGCCTAAGAAGCGTCGACAGGTATCAGGAGAATAACGTGGACTCACCTATCGATCACATGATCAACATCTCTCAGTCTAGAGAGGCAGCAAAGGCTAAGGGCATTGATTCTAAATCTAAGCCACTTAATGAAAAGGTAATTGAGCTTGTGGCAAGTGCAAATAAGATGGCTCTTCCGGAGCGTCATGTTGTGCCGCGCAACGCGTTGATCGTTATGACCCGTGCGATGAAGGAACTTTCATCTCTCTCCGACGAGTCCCGCGAGGCAGGTGTTCTTCGCGAGGTAACTAAGTTTATATCGTTAAGTCAAAATACGTTTCGTGCAAACGACGCGTATGCAAAGCACACCGATCTCTTACCTGCAGGACATCCTCTGTCAGATAACAACGATTCTCTTTCAACTGAGGAGTACCTAGAGAAGTACTCTGCCTGGCTTTCTGCAGACCCAGGAATCTCAGACGACGTTCGTCATCTTGTTGCCGCCACGTATTCTCAGATGCCAGGAACACTAGAGCGCGAGCATGCATTTATTCGTCTTAACGCGGTGAAGGCATCTAGTCTACCTGCGTACTTTAAGATGGATATGCTCGCGCTGGTTGCCGCGTTCTCATTTGGTGATGGAAACTCGTCCGCGGCTCGTCGCGCACGAGTTGCGTTGCAGTGGCGTGATCGCTACGGCAAGTGGGTTGAGATGGGACGTGGAATTGACTTTAAGTTTAGACTTCCTGATGGAGGTATAGGCACCGGATCAGGTACATACGTTGGCAGTGATTCAAACGCAGGATATAGCGGAAATATTTTTAAGAAGGAAGCTAACGCAGGTCTTGTTGAGGTAAAGGGCAACAGTAACATACCTGATGGAATCTACTCGATTAGAAATAACAACGCCGAGGTATTTAAGGCGCGTCTCTCAGAGGCAGAGCTTAAGAGAGCCGGTGTTAAAAATGATAGGTCAGCTAAATATAAGGTTTCATCAGTATATGACGAGTCAATTCCAGACCTAAAGGATCTTCTTGCCACAAAGGTTGACGCACCGTCAGGATGGACAAAGAACAGCGACGGTTCATTTACGTCTGATGACGACTACAAGGTAGTTCCAAACGATAACGGATACACAGTTTATCGCCTTGACCCACAAGGAAATACCGGTGACAAGGTTGGAGACGCAAAGACCTGGGCAGACGTTCAAAACGGTGCTAACGCCGATCAGAAGTCATACGACAAGTACAAGGAGCAGATAGAGTCTGGACAACTTCCGCTAGGTGACGGCGCTAAGCCTGAGCCCCGCTACTCAAGAATGAACAGAGACGTTCAACGTGAGATCAAGCAACTTGAGGACCAGATCCCGGCAAACCAAGAGTCAAATAAAAATATCGACGCGCAGATTGAGCGTGCGATGAGTGGAAAGGACTCACAGGGACGTGATATCCCAGCAGGTTGGTACTCGCAGATAAGTCCAAACAACATCGACGAGAACTACTACAGAGATATTCCTGGAGCTACGCGCCAGGACGAGTATCTAGTAGCTGTAGTTGATAGAGACGGAGATATACTTTACGGCACAGGAGGTGAGTGGTTTAACGAAGGCAAGAGAGTTGATTCGTGGGATAAGGTTACAGCAGATGTCCCAGACATCATTGAACAAGTAAATAAAGGACGTGCTGTACTAAGATTAGAACCACTTGATATTCCTAGTGAAGATGCAGCGGTACCTTCTGCTGAGACTGAAGTTACACGCCCAAAAGTATCTAGCTCCGTAGAGGCATCAGCACCAGAACTTTTTTCTGGGTTTGATGTTCCTAACGGAGCATTTAGGTTACGTACAAACGGATATGAGCCAGAAGGTCGCATTGATGAAAAATCAACTGACTTTACAGATGATCCGGCAAAGCTTGCAACAAGATTTACACTTGATGATCTTATTCGCTCACTTACCGAGGCTGTAGTTGGAAATATAGATGAGGTTGCTATTCAAGACATCGTTGACATTAACGATAACGGAGACGGGAACATCCCTGATCTATCAGAGGTTGGAGATGTGCTAGATCAACGTGCGCCTAAGGTTGAAATTGGAAACGCCTCAGGAGCAGGAACACTTGAGTTTAACGCGGGATCAGAGTTTGTTCCGGCAGAGGCACTTTACAATGCAGTTTGGATGGCAGGTGGAGATCCTAACCGTGTACTTGCAAATGCATATGACGCTATTATAGGTGATCGTAAAAATCTAAATAAACTTATTGAGGTACAAGGCGGAGTTCCTTCTCCTGCAGATGAGAAACTTATAGTTGATATTCAAAAAGAAATAAAGAGCATAGATAATGCAACTCCTAAAAATGAAGAAGTTATTGCAAACTCCAAGGAACTAGATAAGAACGACGGCTTAAAGCTTCCAGGAAATCTTATCGAGAACATTCCTGTAGAGTTTACCAACCCAGACTACTATAACTACTACAACATGGACCTAGCTCCTTACATACCAGCCGTTCTTGAGATCGATGAAAATGGAGCAACTGATAATCCTAAGTTAATTGCGATCATGACAGAGTCAGCCGACCTAATACAGCAACTTCAAGTTGGAATTAAGGACGGAACAGGATCAGCGCTCATTAGATTTGGCGGTGACGCTATATCGATAGTACCTATTGAGGCAGTGCGCGATGCTCTTCAATACCAAGGTATAAACACAAATGATATTCTGTTTAAGATCCGTGATGAATCTAAAGAAGAAAACGCAGGTTCCTCAGCTCTTCAAGCACACTCGCAGATGATTAAGGATCTTATAGAGCAAGCTGGTGGTACCGTTGATGACGACACGGCTAATAAGATTCGTGACGTTATAAATGAAAAAGGACTTGTTGATTGGTCCGAGGCAGACGACGCAGAGATAATTGATGCAATTACTGAAGTTGCTGGTCCTAGTATACTTGAACAGGCACCTGCTCAGCCAGCGGCGCGCAGATTTCCTCCGACAACAGGAGAACGCCAAGCTCCACAGGCTCCAGCACCTGAAACTCCAGCAGCTCCAGTTGCTAACTATCCTGGACCTCGCCAACCTGGATACACGGCCGCAAACACTACCTTGGACGTTGACGGAAACGTACTTTCATCAGGTATGCGTGTTGTTGCAACCAAGGACGGAAAGCAAGGACGCGTAGTAAGTATTCAAAATGATCCAGAGTATGTTCGCGTTGCGTTTGACGACGGAACAACCGCTGTTCGCTCTGCGTTTAAGGTAAGAGCAATAGCGTCTGCCGATGGATCCGCACCGGTCGCAGCTCCTGAAGGTTCATTACCGATTTCGCCTACACCATCTACCGACGTTGCTGAAAGACTTGACCGTCCAACAGCGATTGCGCCTAGAATTGCAAGAGCAGGAGACACGGTTGGAGTTAATGACGTAGATAGTAAAGTTCCAGATGAACTTAAGGATCTAACACAGAAGGATGTCCCACAGACTAAGTTTTCCGCCTGGGGTTCTCGTGACGCAGAAATCGCAAAGGCGGCTAATGAACGAGTAAAGCTTGAAGCACTTGAGAGTGCTATGCGCGAGGTTGCCGCGGCAAGAGAAGAACGCAACAGAGACAAGATTAAGGAAACCCAGGATAGGTTTAATTTAATTGCGGCAGACATATATGGAGCTCGTGAAGGCATATCGTTTGGTGCAGAGTACTACACACTTAAGTTCTCATCCGCACAGGTGTATGGATTTGGAACTCCTGAAGAGATTCGTTCTGGTAGTAAAAAGGTTCAGATGGAAGTTTCATTTGATGTACTTGCGCAAAGTGGCAACATAGTTGGCAATGTGCGTCGAGGCTTTTCAATAGAAACACTGATATCCCCTGACGGCACAAAAACAAAAAATGTTGTAGCTTCAAATAGCTACATGAAGATAACTGGAAAAAATAAGAAAAAAGGATTTGCAAGTGCGTATAACCGATATATGGAAAATTGGTACATCGCAAACGACGTTAAGAAGGTAAGTGTATTTGCAGCAGGCGGACGTGAATATCAAGGTGGATTTGTCTGGGCATTGAATGGATTTGGTTGGGCATCTGATCGTGGTTCAGATGTTAAGGACATCATAACTAAAATATCAAGAAATGCAAAGAACGCAGATGAAAAGGCTATTGCAACTAGACTTTCAAAGAAGCTGTCAGACTCATACAACAGAGATACCGGTAAGTATGATCTTTCAAAGGCTCCAACTCCAATGGAACTTGCATTGGTTGGCTGGTACCCAGGAGCAACCGACTGGGTAGGAAAGTCAGTAATGACACAGACATCATGGAACGGTGTTAAAAATCTAGTTCCTAGCGCAAAAGAGCAGGTTCAGGCAATAAACTACAGTCAAGTTAAAAATGCTGAGCGCCGCATACAGGCTGGGCAAAACAAGCCTAACGTAAGTTCAGAGTTAATTGCGTACATATCAACCAATGATTTCCAAACAAGTAATCCAGGTCTGTCACCGTACGTTGATCAAATTAGAAATGCATTAAGAAATAATGACCCTCTAGGTAAGTTGTCTCCAGACGCTAAGACAGCCTTAAGTAAGTATGTAAGCGCGGAGATGATAAACAAGGACAGCAAGGTCCCAATTGAGGATACGTTTAAGCTTCGCAACGCACTAAATGCAGAGTACAAAGCTGACTACGCATACTCTGATCCATTTGAGGTTGGATCTGAGCTTTCTCAGTTTACATTTGATGACTTCCAAAACGATAGTGCAAAGATTGAAAATGCTGGTTACACCTACAGACAACTTGCTGTTGATGAGAGTGGAATGAACACAACCTGGGAGGTAACTCACGTCGCAAGCGGACAGGTGTTCTACGTAAAGAACGAAGAGCTTTCTAGAAGATGGAACGGTGTCCGTGGAATTGCAGGAGAGATAGAGATGTCTATCCTCATGAACGCGATGGGAATGAACGGAACGTACGGCGTTCGTGCGTCTAGCGAAGAGGAAGACATCATCATTATGTCACGCGCAGGCTCAAACCTTCCTATTGCACTAGAGCCTATAAACGCATCTAAAATGCTAAGCAGCGGCCTTCCTTCTCCAGATGGACAAAAGTATCGCGGTAACGATCCTAAGAAATTTATTAAAGATCTAAAGAACCCAGAGGATCTACTGCGCATGTCAATCCTAGACATGATGGGAAACAACAAGGACCGTCATGACGGTAACTGGATGGTCGCGTACGACAGTACAGATCAAAAGATAATTATCTTTCCTGTAGATAACTCACTTTCAATGGTTAGCATAGATCAAGGTGATAGCGAAGATCAAATGATTAGTTTTCTAGGCGAAGAGTGGCGCGAGGACGTTGGAAGGGTGTATGAAAACAACATGCCTATGCTTGTTGCGCTTGCCGGAAAAGATAGAGCGTACGCGATGTATAAAAATGAGGTTCAAAAGATCATTGATAACATCGATAATGAACTAGTGAAGCCTAAGGGCGAGGAACTTGCCGCGCTTATAGATAAGTGGGGAACATACGAGGCGTTTAGAGATGCCATGACTACTAGGCTAAAAAATCTAATCACTGATGGAACAGCCACAAACAGAGAGTTAAAGTCGGCAATGAATCTAGGATACTGGGGATAGGACAAAATGATAAAAGTACTTCGTGCATACGATCTGTCTAATGACAGTCATATATTTTCTATAATCGCTGATGATAGTGGATTTAAGTATGTGTTCTCAAAAAGCAACGTTTTATTTGATTCTAAGAAACGCGTACAGATGCTTATGGAAAAGGCTGGAGATTCTGCAGCTGGATTTAAGACAGATGATTTCTTAGCCATGGCTACTGTAGGACTTACGTTCTTTCGGTACGCGGATGTTCGTGAAGAGGAAAATGAAAAGATCGCAGTTGCTGAGGAAACACTCTCAATTGACAAGGCACTTGATAGATCAATATCTGAAGCAAATATAAGTGACATTCTTGTAAAAACTAATGATGATCTTGACCAGGTATTGACTGACTATCCTGATCTATATGATCAATTGTCAAGTGATGATCCTGATCAAAAGATCACCGCTGACGGCATGTTAGAGCTTGTTCTTGCGGCAGTTGGAGATATTGATCCGCAGGGACCAAACGCATGGTTACTTGACGTTCTTGACGGAAAGGAAATTCCAAAAGGAACCGTAAATGACATCGTTATTGGCGGAAGCACTGCCGCACTTACGGCTGCCGTTGACGTTGAAGCTTGCCCTCCTGCTACCCAGGACATAGTATTAAACATAAAAAATCGTCAAAACGCGATCGACAACATCGGATATGGTCCGTTAAACCCAGAAGAGCCTAACGACAAGTTCTGGCGAGGCAAGGCTGACCGCTGGAACGTGACGATAGAGGAGGCTAAGACTAGTCGCTGTGGAAACTGTGCGGCGTTTATTCAAACCTCAAAAATGAAGGAGTGTATCGTCAACGGACTGCAGCAAGGGGATGAAAACAAGGCAGATTCCTATGACGTGGTTGCCGCGGGTGATTTAGGATATTGCGAAGCGCTTGATTTTAAGTGTGCTGCCTCGCGTACATGTGACGCGTGGATAGCTGGTGGGCCCGTAACCGACGAGACAGGAAAAGAGCAGGAATGAATCACGTAGGTAAGAACGGATCCCGTGTTCTATTCACCGATGATAAAAATGGTGTAGTAGTTGATCTTGAGGATAACGTAGTAGTTGAGTCCGGATCAATATCATCATTAACTGCCTCTGCCTCCTGGGAGTCGTTTGACCTTGATAAAAATTCATCTGCCTATGAACTTGCGCAGGCAGCTCTTACAACGCTAGACATATCTGTGGTTGCAGCTGGGTCTCGTCTTTATACGATTCCTAAGGCAGCGCAAGTTGAGGCAAAGAAGGCACTTGAGTGGCGTAAGGAGTATAAGCGCGGTGGAACTCCGGTTGGAGTAAACACGGCACGAACACTTGCGAAAGGTGGACAAATTGGTATCGAGAAGGTACGTCATATTGCGAAGTATTTTCCGCGTCATGAGATTGATAAGAAGGCGAAAGGCTATGAGCCAGGTGAGCAGGGTTTCCCATCTCGCGGCCGTATCGCGTGGGCTCTCTGGGGTGGCGACGCCGCGTGGAGATGGGCACAACAGATCGTTGAACGAGAAAACAAAAAAGCATTAAGAGCTGACGGCTACGCTCTTCCTGGGTACGATGAAGATACATATAACTTTATTAATGAAAAGAACTACGATGCTGATCTAGACTCATTTAATCTTAGTAGCGTTGAGTTTATTGCTCGCATGCGCATGGATGGATCAGGAATTGATCGTCTGTATAAGATCGACGAGGATCTATCAGTTGCGGTGTGGGACGCAGGACAATGGTACACACTTGGAGACGTTGACCCTGACCTAGCCAGCTACGACCTAGCGCTCGATGAGCTTGAGAGCAACGTTGAATTTAGCCACATCGAGATTGATGCAGAGTCTGCACTGTTTTTGTCTGCCTGCTTCCAGGAGAACCCAAACGATCCTGTGTCACTGTTTGATGTTAACTACGAGGAGGCAGAGTTAATTCTTAAGGCAGCGTCTGAGCTTGACCTAGAGTTTCTTGATAAGACGATAGTTGCCGTAGGTACTCCGGCAGCATCCGCACCTAAAGGTGATGGAGTCTACACTCCCGAGGAAAGATCACAGAAGGCTCAAAAGCAGGTACGTGACAAGACAGGTAAGTTTGCAAAGCAAGGTGGGCGTGTCGTTGTCGCAGGTGACTCAACTAAACGTGGAAGTATCGTTGCTATAAATCCACAGAAGTCAAGCGTAACTATTAAACTTGACTCAACAGGAAAAACCGTTGAGGTTCCAGCAAACATCACAGAACCAGAAGGTACTACAGTCCCTGGCGTTCAACCAGCTCCTCTGCCAGAGGTACTTGGTTTAGACACCACAGGAATTCTTGGACAACCTCGCACACCGGTAGATCGACCATACGCACAGTTACCTGGAACTCTTCCTCGCATGAACCAAGAGGACATAGCAAAGATGCAAAGTGACTGGCCTGCGTTTGTTAAGGAACAGCGCGATTCCTTTAACGCTGGAAAGACAAATGGAACAGCAGGAAATAAGCTAATCACAGGTCCTGGACAAGTTCATCAGTTTGAGAAGCCACAGTTCCTAAAGGACCTAGAAGCTTTAACAGGTGTAAAACTTATAACTGATCCATACGAACATCCTCTGCTAAAGAACTTTCTAAACAAGAAGGTAAAAGGATCAGACGGAAAGTACTACTACCCAAATAAACTTTACTACCAACCAGCAATATCAGCCGTACCAAAAGGAACAACAGCGTCGGCAGCAACTCCTGGATCTTCAGTTGAGATGTCGCCTGAAACAAGTGACGTTCAACCTTTGTTCTTTGCGATCGTATCCGAGGATGATCCAAGTGCAGTTCTTGACCTAGTATCACTTGTTCCAGCCAGCTCTACTACCACCGATGCGATGACTTATACTCGCAAGGAAAAGAAGTGGGTGCGTGACGAGGCAGTTCTTGTTGACATGAATTCTCCAACTCCACCTCCTGTTGTTCCACTTGATGCAGATGCATTAAAGTCTGTAATCGAGCAGGTCGATGGAATCACATCGGTAGCTGCAAGTATAACTCCAGATGAGGAGTTCATCACAGTTCTATGGGGCAAGGGTGGAAACGTAATGTTCCTAACTGCCGCAGGAGGACCAGACCGTAACCGTGGAAACGCAGAACGCCTGCGTATCTATTGGACACGTGGTAAAGGTGCCGCAAAGATTCGTTGGGGACAAAAGGGTGACTGGAGCCGTTGCGTAAGACACCTAGCAAAATATCTTGGACCACGCGCCAAAGGATACTGTCAACTACGTCATAAGGATGCCCTAGGGTTCTATACCGCAACTCATGCAAAGAGAGACAGAGGCCGCAATAACTCAGTTGAAGAGCTAATGATGGAAACTCCGTTTGACCCATTAACAATGAAGCCTTTTACTGATGTAACTCAAGATGACATGGACATGGAGTTAGACGACATCCTAGGTCTAGAAGATGACCTATTTGACTCAACTTGGGAGCCTGATGAGGACATCATAGTCATTCTTAACAATCAAAACAACGATCCTCTTCTTGCGGCTGGAATAGTAGTTGCCGAGGAGCAGGAACTTGCCGACGCACTAATTGAGATTACACAGAAGTATGGAAAGTTTAATGAGGATGACTCAGGTGTATGGGCTGGGTACACTCCTGCCGCTGAGAATAATATAAAGGACATCGGAGTTAACTGTGCGAACTGCATGCTTTACGCAGGAGGAGATGTCTGCAAGATCATTGAGCAACCAGTTGAGCCTATGGGATACTGCAGATTTGCCTTGATACCAGACGGAGTTGTTAACCAAGAGCCTATGCAGGCAGCTGGCGGACTAGATAAAAATCGCGGTAACGCAGAGAACCTACGTCGCTACTGGACGATCGGCAAGGGTGGACTTAAGATTCGTTGGGCTACACCTGGAGACTGGACACGCTGCTACCGCAACTTAAAGAAGTACATGGGTCCAAGAGCTAAGGGATACTGCTCACTACGTCACAAGGAGATGACAGGTATGTGGCCTGGAGACAAGCGCAACCCTGGAATTAAAAATGGAGTTTTCTCCATGGACGATATTCTTACCTCGGAGCAGATCATTGACGCCTCAATACTTTCAGCTAGGGCAAACAGCGCGCGTAACCGTGTGCTAACCGCAGGTGCCGAGGTCGAGTACGCTGATGGCGGAATGTTTAGTATTCCTCTTGTGATTCCCGAGGAGATCGAGTCAGGAGACGGACGACGATTTGAAAAAGGCGCGATTGAGATTCGCGAGCTTCCACTTCCTCTAATGTGGCAGATAAAGACGGCTGAAGGACATAACGGCTCAGTCGTGGTTGGTCGCATAGATCAGATGGAGAGAGTTGAAAACGGTATCGGAAACGCAACCGGCGTATTTGACCAAGGAGAATACGGGCAAGAGGCTGAGCGTCTTGTTCGCAATGGGTTTATCCGTGGAGTATCCGCGGATCTAGATCAGTTCGAGGCAAGCCAGGAGACTGATCAAAAAGATAATCAACAAGAAGATAGTGGTAAGATTGGTACCGACAAGCTCGTGATTACTCACGCACGGGTGATGGCGGTAACTCTAGTGCCTAAACCGGCATTCCAAGAGTGCCAAATCTACCTCGTCGATGACGAGAAACAGGAGGACAATATGATTCCTGATGGAACATATGTCGATGAAATGGACGCGGTCGAGGCTTCAGCCTTGGTAGCCTGCGGTATCGTTGCCGGATCTATTCCGGTAGTACCGCCAAGCTCATGGTTTGAAGACCCAAAACTAAATAAGGCAACGCCTTTAACCGTTGACGACGAAGGTCGTGTATTTGGTCACATTGCCGCATGGCACGTTGATCACATCGGAATGAGTTTTGGAACCAAGCCACCGCGCAGCAGAAGCAAGTACGCATACTTCCACACAGGAGTCGTACGCACCGACAGCGGCAAGGACGTTCCTGTAGGTCAACTAACATTAGCAGGAGGTCACGCCTCACTTGAGGCAAGCGCCTCGGAGGCAGTTCGTCACTACGACGACACGGCATCAGCGATCGCAGACGTACACGCAGGAGAGGATGCCTACGGTATATGGGTTGCTGGTGCACTTCGCCCAGGAACTACACCGGAGCAGGTCCGCTCTCTTCGTGCGTCCGCACCTTCAGGAGACTGGCGCCCAGTTAAGGGTCAGCTAGAACTCGTGGCGGTATGCCAGGTAAACGTACCAGGCTTCCCGATCGCACGCGCCCGCGTTGCATCCGGAGCGGTTATGGCACTGGTTGCAGCAGGTGCAGGTGTACTTGCTCGCATGAAATCAGATCCTGTCGCAGAACTGTCTGCTCGTGTACAAAAACTTGAGCAGTTAGAAAACACAGAGCTTTCAATAAAGGCAGAGGCCGCAAGAGAGAAGTTCAACGTAGTTCGTGAACAAAAGGCGGCACAACTTTCAGCCATGGCTGACGCGGCGTACGCCCGTATTCACGGCGAGGCAAAGTACGACGACGAGTTTGGCTACATATCCCGTGAGAAACGTCAGGCACTCGCAAAGAAGGGTTATGCCCTACCGGACGGCTCATATCCAATTGGAAATGAGGACGAGCTTAAGAATGCAATTCAAGCCTACGGTCGATCCAAGCCAGGAAAGCGTGCGGCGGTTCGTCGCCACATCATGAAGCGTGCCCGTGCTCTTGACAAGGCTGATCTAATTCCAGAGAAGTGGAAGAAGGCATCAGCGTCACTTATCGAAGAAGATCTAAACGATCTTCGTTCACGTATTCCAGCAACTACCGCCTCAGCAGAGGCTGCAGTAGATGAATGTGGAATGTGCAGGGAGTTTGGCTGCATATGTCCAGGGTGTGTAGGACAACCGTGCGGTTGTATGCAAGGTTGCACGTGCCCTAGGTGTCATATAAGCAAGGTTTCCTATAACAACGAGGAGTCAGACGACCTGGGAAAAGTATTAGCGGTTGAGGTACAAGACCAGGGAAAATACACCCCTGAGACTCAACCGCGCGATGCAAAAGGTAAGTTCCGTCAAGTATTGGCACGCATTAAGCAGGATCTTGGAGACTCCGGATCCGAGGAGGCGATCAAGAAGATAGAGCAGGTTGAAAACTTAGATGATGCTGGAAACTATATGGACGCTGCTAGAGCGGCGGGAGACCTCATCTCGATCGTTGATCGACTTGATACGGGAGCTCTTGATTCAAAATCCCTAGAAAACGTTCGTTCCTCGGCAAGGGCACTAGGCGAGGTAATCGCCAACCTGCCCCTACCGTTTGGAAGTGATACGGAGAAGGTTCGCTACAGCGACCTTCCTCCGGCCCTTAGAGGTCTTATCGACGACATGATCTCAAGGGTTGAAGACAAGATAGGAAAGAAGGATGCGGACGAGGCGACTGTAGACCTCAAGTCATTCATGTCCGGTGGAGACTACTACTCCCAGGCTGAGATCTCATCCCAGATGAGTAAACTTCTTCGACTCCTAACTTAGAAAGTAATATATTATTCAATCCAGGTGGAGTGCCTCCCACGCACAGATGCGTTCGGAGTCCCTCGGCCTTGGACTGATTAGCGAATGAACAACCTCGTTCATCATGACTGGCCCGGAGGAGGGACAGTGGACCGTATAAAACAACAGCTTGACATGCTGGCTGAGTTGAGCGATGAAGATGTCGCGCAACTGCAGACTGACATAGTCGGCGAATTTGAAACGGTTGAGAAGGAAGATCCTACTCCTCAGACAGTAGATGCAATGACATCTCTTGCTGACATGCTTGACACAGTTCGTAGTGAAGTAAGCCGTCGTGAAGCTTTAGCTCAAGAGCTAGCAACACGTGCAGCCGAAGCCGCTATGCGTGTTAAGGGTGAAGCAGAAGGTGACATGCCTGAAGGCGAAACCGAAACCCCTATGGAAGAAGATATGAAGCCGGCTGAAGAGCCAGCTCCAGAAGCTCCTGCCGTGGACAAAAAGGAAGAGGAAAAACCAATGGCTGAAGCATCAACTGCTGCAGAAGTAGCATCTGAACTTTCAACTGAAGTATCAGAAACAACAATCGTAACTGAACCAACCGTAGAAGCCGCAGCGGAGGTAACTCCAGCTGCTGAACTTGCAGTTGAGGAAGTACCAACACCAGCAGAGACTGTAGTAGCTCCAGAAGCTCCTGTAGTAACTGTTGAAACTCCTGAGGCAGTGGCTGCCTCGGTAGAAACAACAACCCCTGAGGCACCTGTAGCTGTAGAAGCTCCAGTTGAGGCAGAGGCTGTTATAGCAAGTACAGAAACAAGCGAAGCACAAACCG